AAGGAAAAGACAAATCAGCAAAGATCATTGACTAGTTCTTTTGAGTTGAGCATCAACAAACTCTTCGACTCTCTGCTGCTCTTCAGATTTATATTGTGAATAAATATATCTAAGCTGGCCGCCTATTGTGCGGCCTTCTTTTTTAGCAGATTGCTTAATCTTTTCGTATACATCTATCGGTACAAGAACACTTTTCCACTTAGTTGTATCCATAATTATCTCCTTTTGTAGGATATTATGCGATTTTATATGATATTTCAAGAAAAAGCTTGTATTTTAAGAATTTATTTCGTAAAATTCTAGTTGCCAAACGCATCATAGAGGCTCAGGTTTACTCCTGAGCCTTTTTTCTTTTACGGTAGGCGCCGTACTCAGCTTTTACACCGTTTGGACTGATGATTTCACTTCTTTTGTGTGAATTTAGCGCATTTACATAAAAATTATAGTATGGAACGGGTGTGTAACGCTCGTAATCTTCTTCATTTACGGCTATTGGACAGTCTTCAAATCGTTCTTCACTCATCCGCACCCCCAATGCGAGTTACTGGGGGTGCTTCTAAGGAGGAACTACTTTCAGTTTCGCCCCACGAAGGCCCCACTTCTATGTCAACCTTACTAGGGACACTTAATGGTACGGCATTTTCCATAATCGAAGCAACCATTTTTATTTTTTCTTGGCTGTTTGATGAAAAAGCCACCTCATCATGTATTTGTATCAGCGGTGTAATGCCCTTTTCGTGTATGTTGACCATAGCTTGCTTGGTCATATCAGCCGCTGAGGCTTGTATCAGCCGGTTCAGCGCCTTATAAGTGTACGCTCGCTTTAGTTTTGTAGTCGGACCATACTCATTTACAGCTTCTTTGTACGGCAGAGCCTTGTTTAGAGCAAAACTATCGGGCTCCCAGAGGTTAAATCTGCATTTTCTACCCAAAATGGAACGTATTGACCCTGAACTTTCGCGTCCATTGAGCTTATTCATCACGCCATTCATTAAAAACTTAACGAATGGCACGCGCTCGTGGTACTGCTTGATAAGATCTTTGGCTTCATCAACGCCTATATCGAGCTGATCGGACAGTTTGTTAACGCCCATACCATAAATCAGGCCCAGATTGATAGTTTTGGCTTGCTTACGCGGTATCTTTGCCATCTCTGCAACCATCGTATGGAAATCCATATCAGGGTTTGTGACGTAGCCTTGAACAAATTCGTTAACTGACTTGAGCTCGTTGCCTAATGATCTGCCGTAAGCGTTAGCATAATGCACCAAGATCCGTGGTTCTTGTTGCGAGTAGTCTAAGCTACACCACTTTTCGCCTTCTTCAGGTAGAAACAACGAGCGAATCATCGGACCGAGCTGTGGATCACGGGCCGGTATCTGCTGTAAGTTGGGGTGGTTCATGCTGATTCGCCCTGATACCGTGCCACCATCGTCGGATCTGATCTGATTTATGTGACCATGTATGCGCCCTTGAGACGTGGTGTACTTCATAATGGTGCTGATAAATGTCCCGTGGGTCTTGTTTAGCTCACGACAGCGCAAGATCAGCTTAGGTAGCTCGTGTGTATGCTCGGATAGAAACGCTTTAGTAAAGCTCGGTGCGCCCTTGTCCGTCTTGGGATAGGGCAAGCTGACGCTATCAAAAGCTTTGGCAAGCGAAGCGGCGGCCCATATCTCTACATTCTCGTTAGTAAGGTCCTTGATCTGCTTGTATACATTCTTTTCTTCTTTTAATAAGTAATCTCTGGTGCGCTCAACGCGGTCAGTGTCTACACGAACACCGCGCCATGTCATATCAATCAGGACCGGCAAGACTTTCAGCTCCAGATCGACGACGGTTTGTATGTCTTCTTGTAACATAAGCGACTTGAAACAGTTCCAGAGCTCCAGTGTCAGCTCGGCGTCGGTCTCGGCGTACGGTCCTACATACATGGACGGTAGCTTCCAGAGCTCGCCCTTGGGATCTACGCCAAACTCGACTGCTGCTTCGCTCAACCCCTTTTCAGATTTGGTTTTATTGAGATAGTCGTAGGCTAGAGCGTTCAGGCTGAAGCTGTATCGGTTTTCATCTAGTAGCGATGCGATAACCATAGTATCAATGATACGGCCGTTGATTGTAAAACCCGTGCGCCGTAACCAACCGGCATCGTACTGTGCATTGTGCATGATCTTATCAGCGGGACACTCACAGACTTTCTTCATCCAGTTGTTGACTATACGCTCGTCAAGATTACCGCCGCCCATATGTTTGATTGGTAAGTAGCCTTTCCAGTATTCGGTAGCCACAGCGTAGCCGACAATCTCGCCGTTGCCAGTGGGCCATCCGGGGCCGCTCTGTTTAATATCAGGGTCTCTGGTCTCGACGTCTATTGCTATTGTGTTGGCACCGGTTATGTCAGGTAGTTCGTGTGGTGGAATCCATTCTGACTTCGGTGTGAACATCGCCATCTGAAGTGTCATGTTGTACCTCTATAAGTTTGTTAAGGTACCACTGTGCTTTCTGTAAATCTTGGATACCGTTTTTGTGTCTATAACGCGCTAAGTATTTGAGTATATTACCTTCAAGGTAATAATGAAAGCCCTCAGCTGTAATAGATTCAATCATGTCTATGGTTTCGACTGAGCTGTTTGTGTAATGCTCAGGATGGTTTACCATGTCTTTCATCTCTTCCTCCTTCAATCTCATTTTCATGTACTCTAGGTGTCTCATTTAAATCTCTTTCTTTTAGATAATTGTTTTCTTGTACATTTACATTTTGATAATTCTTTTCCTGACCAATTCACTGGAAAGATAACTGCATGGCATATCTGACAATGAAGTGATTTTCCATAAGTATGTGGTCTCATATCAACAAAATAAATTATTTCTCTCATTTATTCTTATCTCTACGTCTTTGATCTCTAGCTCTACAAGCATCATTACAAAATTTTCTTTCATTAGCTCTAAAATCGTTGACTCTCAGACGCATTTTAGCGCTACAACTTCCGCAAATTTTTTCATAGTAGGCGTTTTCTCTTAAAAATTTAATAACTTCTTGCAAGTTTTCTATCTGACTTACCATCTCCTTTTTAGCTTGTTCATAAGTTTTCATTTACCGCTCTCTTTTTTAATATAATCTAAATATCTTCTTTCTGCGTTTGGGAATAATTTAAACCATCTTTTTCTTGAACTCTCACTCATACTCACTGTTGATGGTATACGTTCAAGTTCTTTCTCAAAAGCATCAGGGTTTTTAGTCCAGACTTTTCTCATTCTTGCCAAACCTGTTGGTTTTGGTTTGAAATTTTTATTTTTTTTCATTTTCTAACTCTTTAATTTGTTGTTGTAATTTGTAAATTTTGTAATCAACTCCTGATAACCCTAATTTTTGTTTTTCAGCTTGTTCATTAGCCTCTTTTCTTTTTCTATAGGCTTTTGTTCTGCAATTAGAGCAACAATATTGTTTACCAACAATGCCTGTGTTTGAACAATGAACTCTAATTTTTTTTATTTTTTCGCACGAAGGGCAATAAAAATCATAAGTAATATTTTGTTTAGCATCTTTTATCGCTTGTTTCAGTCTATTTAACTCTGCATCTAATTCTTCTCTGCCTTGTTCATAAGTTTTCATATGTAGTAACTCCTATTGTTGTCCTCTGGTTCTATGATGTATAGATTTTGTTTAGCTCGCGTGACTGCAACGTAAAACACTCTGTGAACATCGTCGTTGCCTATACGAAAAGCCTCGTCAGCCGCGGGGGATAGATCTGTAAACAAGATTACATTGTCAGCCTCTCCGCCTTTGGCCCCGTGTATCGTGGACACTGTGATGCGGGGCTCTGCATTGAACTTCTCTCCTCGTCTCAACAGCGCTGTTATGTAGACACGCTGTTCTTCAGGCAACCTATCGAGCGCCTTGTGCCATATCAGCTCATCGCCGACTAGCAAACCGCACTGCTCTCGCAAGAACGTCATGTCCAGTAATACGTCGCTATCTAATCCAGACAGCTTTTTAAAGCCACGCTTGACCCGTGTGCCGGTGCTCATGTAGCTGTAAACGTCACGAGCCGCTTCTAGTGTAATAGATCGTCCTTTACGAAGCTGTTCCCAGCCATTCACTGCCGCAGATATTCTAGCCGAGATTGATCTGTGACCTTTGTGATTATAGAGTAGTCCCAAGGACTTCAGGGTCTCAGCGACTGGATTTAGTATGTAACCGGCCTGAGCCATGATAAGCCACTGCCCTTCAGATAGATCAATATCATCTATGCGGGCTATGTGCTTGACTGATCCGTTTTCATCTTTTGGTTGGTAGCGCTTTGGGTATCTGTGTTTTATCCTGCCGACTATCTGTTCTGCTACGGCGTGTATGGATCTTGGTACACGAAATGACTGCGACAGAGTTTCGCTTGAGCCGTCCAGAGCTATGAAATGTTCTACGTCAGCTCCGGCCCATCTATATATGGCTTGGTCATCGTCCCCAGCTGCAAACATAAACTTGGACTTCTTATCAAGGGCGTGGGCTATATCCCACTGTAAAGGGCTAAGATCCTGTGCTTCATCTAGGAATGTAACCTGAAATGTGGGACAGCATTGATCGGCGCTGTCAATGAAGCTCTGAAGCATATCTGTGAAATCATATAGATTGTTCTTGAGTTTGTATTCTTTGTAGCACTGATGAACATAGTTCACTGTGTTCCAGTCATACTCTATGTATGTCTCGTTGTAGAGCTGTCTTACGTCTACCTTCTTGAGCCGTGCTAAGTTGATTGTGTTCAGTATAGGATGGTCGTTACTTTGTATGTCTTGTATCTCTGCATCCAATGACGGCGATTTACTGAGGCTGATACCTATC